GCGAATAATTTTTCAACATCTTCAGTATTGGCAATTACATTCCTTCTTGATTCAGCAGCAACTTTTCCAATAATATCCGCAACATCTTTAATGTCTCCACCTAACCTTCTTACATTGGGTGTTGCATCTGCAAGTGCGGTAGATATTTCACTAACACGTTGTCTACCTTGAGTAAAAGTTTCGTTTACTTGGTTAGAGTATTCTGATAATGCGTCTGATGCGTCGGTGAATGCCTTAAGGTCAAGGGTTAGTTGTCGTTGGACATCTTCACCAAATTTTTCCGCGGTACTTTTTTCGTCTGCCATAATAATTTTAATAACCTATATTATATAAATACAAAAGGACTGATTTTTCAGTCCTTTTTATTATCTTCTAACCATTTATCTAAAAGATATTTCCTAACAAACAATGGCATAATTAAGAAATCTTGATAAGAAATGTTTAATAATTTGTTAAAATAATAGAATTCGTCTATTTGTCCTTTTCGATAATCAGAAGAAAGGACGAAAAAAGTCGACCCCAAAGCCAACATTCACTGTAAGCTTTTCTCCTGACGGGGCCAATATTGTTCTATTTAAATCTAATCGTGGTTCATTGTCATCCATAAATTGTCTGATATACTTTGAATCTGCAATTGGCATCTGCTCGATGAACTTTGCAATCTCCGCCTTATCAGTTACCCCATTAATCTCGATTATTTGTTTGTTTAATCTCCAAGTAACTTTTGGAACTGTTCTACCTTGTGGGTAAGAGTCTGCCATTTTTTGAACGTCCATAATTTCACCATAAGTCATTGGTTTAAGTTTAACACTTGTTTGTGACTTTGGTAAAGTTGTTATGAATGTACCGTCTTCTTGTGGTTCTTGACCTTTAATAATTTCCAAAGAGTCTAATCTAACCGTTCCCTTGAATGGTTTTTTAGTGGAGGGGTCAATTAAATTTAAATCAATTTCAGGACCAAAAGCAGTATTTCTTAAAAAGATTAATATTGCTTCAATGTCACCTTCCATTAAATCCTCAATACGAACATCTGGTTCGTATATCTTTGCTCTCAATAATGACTGTGTCATATCTGTACCACCACCCATTAAGATATTCTCGTCACTTGCTGTAAGATAACCTACTTTAATAGATTTCTTTTTGTTTTTGTAGAATACACCTTGTGTTGGTAAAGGAACTACATCATGTGGTAATGAAAAGTTTGCTTGACCGTATTCTTTTGCTTGATTGTCCATATAAAAAATTAACCGTAAAGTTTATGTGCTTTACGGTTAAATATAATTGTAATTAGTTTTTTATAAATAGTATTAGTATACTAACACACATCTATCCATTCTCAAAGTTGCCGCGATTGTTGCTAAACCGTCTTGGTTATAAGCCAAGGTGTTAAAGTTAACATCTGTTAGGAATGTACCATATAGAATCCACTTTTCAACAACAACACCCGTTGGGTCCAACATCTCAAGGTCCACGTCTTTTTTGTAACCCGCTGCATATCCCATACGACCTGTTACTGACTCGGCGTGTAAACGCACCCACTCCATAAGAGCTTGTGCCGCAGAAGGTCCAATTGGGTCTCTGAATGTTACGTTAATTGTTTGCCAGTTAAATCTACCTGCAACATATGTTGAGGTGTTCAAAAATGGAATCTCTGTCGCCCCAATTGTAATGTGTGGTCTAGCCGCAGATTCTACGAACCACTCATTAATACCTAAACTTGATGGAAACCTTAGAATGAATCGGTTTTGACGTTTCGGTTCGTAAGGAATCGGCATTTTCATCAGTAAATCAGCCATATTATTTAAATTTTGTTTCTATGTTTATAACGATAAATATATCCGTTTGAAAAATTTTTCTCTTTACTTATTTTTTTAAAAACGGTATTCTTATTTTACTTCCTTTTTAGTGCCTCCAGCAGTAGAATAAGTCTTAACTATATTATCTGGTTTATTTTTAAAATGCTTTTGCATTACTTCTATATTTCTAGGGTCATCGTCACTAAAACCTATTGTTGGTTCTGCTGGAATAAATTTATTACCTATATCATTTTTTAAGTAAGCTCTTTTATTTAGAACTGCTGCCATCCCTTTAATATAACTCACAAAATCTTCCATTGCACGGACCTTCGCCTCTTCAGGATTTTGAGCCCCCTTATCGTCCCCAAAAGAAACGGGGTGGTATTTGTTAAGTTCTAAATATGACTTGATTAATTCATCGTCGCTCATTTCGTCTTCACCAACAAACGACCTATATTTTTTTAAATTTTTAATCAACTCTTCTTTGTCAACACCATTAAACCCTTCTATAATATAATTGTAGACAGCTTCTTTTAAAGTGCTTGGGTTATGACCTCTCGCAGTAATGATTGAAAAAATTGACCCGTTATTAATCGCCTCTCTAAAATCATCAAAAGCTGGACCAGTTTTGGCTCTCATTGCATCCACTAAAAAATCTTTATCTCCCTCGGTTCTAAAATTTCTAAAAGGATTTTCTCCAAACCCTACAATCATTTTACCCTTATATTCAAAAGGTTCTTTTCCAATATGATGTCTATGTTCCGCAAAATCATCAGTAGACATTCCAACCTCATCTCCGTCCTCATCTTTTACAATAATTTTTGTAGGCATGTGGACAATATTGTCGTCCCAATCGAACGCATAATATTTTAAATCTGGTGAACCCTCACCCTTAAACCCTTCTGTAAACTCTTTTCTCATTTGGCTAAAGGGGGGAATTAATCCCCCCGTTAATTATTATTAGATATTTTCAAACGAAGCTCCTGTTGGAGTGATGAAGAATTCGATGTCGATGAATTCTAACGCCTTCGTTGGTTTTAAGTATATCTTACCTGTTAATGTGTTTCTATCTAAGTCTTCAGGTGTTGAAGAAACTGTTACACGGAAATCGTATAAACCTCTGTCTCTTCTGATTGAATCTAAGATAGGGTTAACACTATCCAAGAATTGTTGTCTAACGATTTGGTCGTTTTGTTCAAACAATAATCTTACCGCTACCGCTGAAATCAACTTACGAGCTTGAAGTAATAATCTTCTTACGTTCAATCTGTTAAGTGCTGTGTCAGCAACTTGTAACGTTTTGTTACCCCAAATTACAGTTCCTACATCAGAGAAAGTTGCGATAGGGTTGATTCTACCTTGGTACAACGTGTCTCTATCTTCTTGAGTTAATTTAACTCTCGCTTTGATTGAGTTTACAAGACCTCTTGTGTAACCCGCTGATGCGAACCATGGGAATGCAATGTTATCTGTTAACGCTAAGTTTCTACAAACTTCACCTGTTGGAGGTAAGTAGATTTGTGTATTGTTTACAGTATCTCTTACTAAAATCCATGGGTAGTAAGTCGCCGTATAGTTAGAATCAATTCCTGTGTTATCTAAGTTATCAACCGCCTCTTGTGGGTAGATGATATCTAATGAGTTTGTTCCATCAGGAGTAAACATTAGGTAATCAGGAGTTGTTGAGATATACACAGAATCAGCTCTTGAGTATTGTACCATGTCAATAGCTTCCTCAACAAGGTTTGAGTTATTTACATAATCAATTGCTGAAGTTGCGAACACGTTAATGTTAGTTGACTCGGGGTTAGCAAATGTTAAGATACCAAGTAAGTAAGCGTAATAGTCAGTGTTTGCAAAATCTTGAGTATTGTTTTGAACAACTATTCTCTTGAATAAACCTTGACCTGTCGCTGTTGGGTATCTTGCCGATACAGAAGCTCCCGCTAAATAACCTGTAGAACCTAATTGGAATCTATCTAAGTTTGTTCTTGATTCTCTATAAATGTCCCAACCATCAAATCCACCTGCAAAACATACTGTGTATTTTCTTGAGTAAATAAAGTAGTAAGGGTTTTCTTGTGTTTCTGGGTCTCTTGTAAAGTTAGCAACACCACATTCAAAAGCAGTTTCACCACTTGTTAAGAATGAGTTTGATATTGTACAAACAGTTGCACCTGAGTCCATGTGGAAACCTTTACTTAAGTAATTCCAAGGTGTTCCGTCTACAGGTAAAGCTGATGCCACCCAGTTAGATGGATTTTGTGTTCCTTTATATTGTAAGAATGAATCATCAATCCCAAATTGACTTGAGAAACCTAAGTAACTTCTTCTTATGATGTCTCCAGCTGATTCGGTTGCATTTGC